GTCGGGGTGAACGAGCATGTGCAGTTGTCCGAGCGACGGCCAGCCGGCGACAAGCGCATCGAACGGCTGCGACCATTCGCCTCCCGAATCAGAGAGGTAGTCGCCGCGCTTGAGCCAGTTGGCGTCGTACTCGAGTTGATACGCCCTGCGAGACATGGGCGCGATGTGAACGCCAACCCGGTTGTGGGTGATCATCCGATCCGCCGGCCCGTAAGTCTCGCGACGAGACTCGGTGAATAGCTCGTCATTGACGAAGTTGGCTCGGTGGCACAGGGCATCACCGTGAGCCACGCACCCCACAACCCGAACACCGGACGCCCGCAGCTCAGAAATGGCCTGGGCAAGAATCGCGTGCGGATCCTGGCGAATCCTGAGCGCCTCGGCCAGCGCATTCACATGCAGACCGACCTCATGCCCTAACTCCTCGAACTGCGGCACCTGCTCGAACATCTCCTCGCCCCAGTAGTGCGAGCCATGGAGCAGGAAGTAGGTAGACGAGTAGCCGTGCTCGAACTCCCATTGCGCCATTTGCAGCGCAGCCCAGAACGAGCCGATGTTGTCGTCCACGTCGTGCCGTAGTCCGATGACCCGCTCACTCCTGTCCCCCTTGTAGATGTCGCGCATTGGGACAACCCGGTCTGCTCGTGAAAAGAGCTCCGTGTGGAGCTCCTCAAGGTCGTCGCGCTCGAAGGGGTCTTGCGTTCTCACGCCGCCACCAATCCTCCGTCGCGAATCGCGCGCGCTCGGTTCGTGTATTCGAGCTTCTGGTCTGCCTGCCAGGTCTGGTTACACAGCCGTTCTGATCCCTGCGCAATGTCGTAGTTGATCTCGAACGGCAGGTGAACCTGCTTGAAGGTCGGATACAGCGGGCCCACTACGAAGTCGGCCTCGTACATCAACCCCTCGTCTAGTGGGTAGTGCTTGAAGTAGCGATCGAACGCCGCAAACGCCACGGACTTCGGAATCAGCGCTCCACCGCAGGGGAGCGGCAAGTCCCCGTAACCGCCTTCTGCGGGGTAGTGGCCGTAGACGTAGGTAGGCACGCCCTCTTCGTACTCGTCCATGAGCTTGGCGTGGTGACGGAAAATACAGTCGTCGTCCTGCGTGTAGCAGACCTCATGCTTGGCCTCTGCCATCGCCATGAAGCGGCCGTAAATCTTGAAGTCCTGACGCTGCGAGTTGTCCCAAACGATCACCTCGTCATAGGGCAGCGTTTCGATGATGCGCTCGAGCATCTCGGGCTGGTCGCCTCGCGTGACGAGGCAAGCAGAAACCTTTGCGGGACTCACACCCACTGGCTATCCGCCTTCGGTCCCACTGCCAAAGCAGCGCTCGTAGACACACTGGAGCCCGTAACGCTCAGGCCGGCGTCGATCCCGGTAAGTCCGTAGCTTCCAGGAGCAGCGAGAACCATGAGCCCTCGGACAAGCACCGCAGTGGTTCCGGTGACCCCATAGGAACCAGGAGCAGCATTCAGAAGATGCGTGGCGAGAACCGTCGCAGCGGTGCCCGTGACCGCGTAAGAGCCACTGGCCGCATTGACTGCGCGTCCGACCGGAACCGTTGCAGCGACTCCGGTGGTGGAGTAGGAACCGCTGCCCGCATCTACAACACGACCAGCCACAACCCCCGTAGGCGTTGCCGTGGAGACGGAATAACTACCTGGCGCAGCGTTGATGAACGCGGCCCCGGCCGGATGCACGACGACCGTGAAGGCCGTCCAGCCAGCGAGGTGGGCGCCATGAGTGAAGGCTCCGGGGTCGTCACTCGAGCTCGCCGTGATCGCACGCGACGCTCCTCCGATGAAGCAGTTGGTCGCGGCAGCGCCGCCGGTGCCCGAGTTAGTGGCAGCCAAGTTCACGTAGTTGGTCGGAGCCGCCGTGTACGCGCCTACCTCGCCATCGCCTCCCGCGAGCGCGAGGTAGAGGACATCCTTCGGACCGCCCGTCACCGCTCGGCTCGCGGGGTTCGCACTGTTGGCAGCGGTCGTTCCAACCGCCACAGCACTAATCTCCGGAGCGGTGATCGCAGGATTTTCCGCGCCTGTGATGCGCCACGTAAGGCCGGCGTACTTGACGGAGTTAGCCGTAGTCATCGCGTCGCTGGCACCCTCCGTACCATCAGTCCAGCGGTAGTAGATGCTTGTCTGATCGTCAGAAGCATCAGACGCATCGGAGGCGAGCGGCGTGTAACCCGTAAAGGTGACCGTTCCCGGCGCTGCGGCGAAGCGTAGGAGCACGATCAACAGCACACCAGCAGGCGGGTTCGTTGTGTTGACGACATGCGACGTGTTCGCGGTGGTCGTTTGCGACTGAATGCGACTCGCATCGACGGGCGACGCCATCTAGCCACTACCAACCTTCACTCCAATCACGCCCGGGTCTACTGCCAGCTCGATGTGACGGCGACCGCAGGTGCCACAGACGGTAACGGTGACATCCGGGCGTGCATCGGGAATCGGGAGGCGATTCTCGAGGTTCTGGCAGCACTCATTCATGCGATGGTGAAGATGGTCCCCGTCGTCTCGGAGTTGTTGAACTTGATGGAGAACGTCTCGCCGCTCGCGAGCGTGACACCGCCTACGCCGTAGTCCCACCAGCCGATGAGCGGATCGTTGACGGCGGTCTGGTTCATCAGCACGACGTAGCGGAATGGACCCACCGCACCCGAGGCCGTGATAACAACCTTGGTGCCGGTGAGCGTGTAAGTACCCGACGCCTCGGCTCCGGTGTTCTGGGTGTCGACTGGGCCTGTGTAGCCGTTACCGGTAGCTAGCTCGACTAGGTCTGTCTTTATGAGGTCCGCCGCCGCGTCAGGGGCGTTGTTGGTGAGATAAACGTCGAGCTGATCCGTCGAGAGGTTGTGAACCTTCTCCGCGAGGTCCTGGACAAACTGGTTGAACTTGTTGTACGTCGCCATCTCATTTCTCCTTTGTGAACACGAGCCAGTAAATGCCGCCCTTGTAGTCCGAGCGCTTGATCGTCTCCGCAAGCGTCCAGCCCTTGGGTGCTTCAGGGGGCGTCAGGCGGTAGTTGCCGTGACCGAGAACGACGACCTCGCTAGCCAAGGCCGTCCAGGTATCGATGAGCTTGGCGCATTGGTCGAACTGGCCCGTCCAGGGGTCGAGGGTTACAACGTCCCACTCCATCTCCATCCCCACAGCGTGCTCAGCAAACTCGTACACGTCTGCTTCAACAAACGCCCAACCCTCTGGGTACACGTCTTCCATCTGCTGCAGCTTGTCAGCTTGTAAGTCCACACACGCCCCAACGAGTCCTGCCTTCGCGACCCAGTACGCATCCTGCATCCCAAGCCACTCGGCGCAGAACAGGCATAGAGCAGTCTCGGCCTTGGGCGCAAACAGCTTGATGTTCGGATAGACGGTGCCGCAGTAAAGGTTCTCGATGTCCGCGAATGTGGGGGAGGTAGTAATCAAAACGAGAGCCTCCGGGGTCGGTGCCGGAGGCTCTCGGGAGGTTCGGCGCGTTGGTGCAAACGCGCTGAACACTTCCAAGTATGCGGTGGGTGGCAGATTCTCCAAATCACACTGCCCACTGAACCTCCATCGGCTCGAAACCGAGCTTGTCCTTGAAGTAGCGCAGGCCGTCCGTCCCCGAGTCATGGCGGTTGTAGACGAAATAACCGCCCTGGTCTGACTCCGCACCTACGACGCCCTGGAAGAGCAGGTACATGACATCGTTGGAGAGGTGCTCGCCGTGGCCGAGAATCGAGCTCACAAGCGCAAGCTCGCCGGCCCGGTAGAGCCAAAGGTAGGCAACGAGCGTGCCCCGATCTGACACGACGCCGTAGGTGCGAACTGCATGACGAGGACAGGGATAGTCCAGCAGTGGAAGGTAGTTCTTCGGTTCCCTGTACGCAGAAGACATCGGCCGTCCTTGCCGCTCCGCTTTGGAAATGTCTATGGCCGTGATGTCGTCGTTGTATTCCTCTCGCTGAATCTCGCGAAACTCGTAGCCAAGATTCTTCGCATGGTTCGCCCGCTTGCGAGCGGTGCGGTTCTCGACTCGCCACACGTCGACGGAGTGCGGAACTGGCATGACCGAACACGTCTCATAGCCCTTCTCGAGTTGACGAAACAGCGGCCACGCAAACTGAGCGCAGCTCAGCTCTCGACACCTGGCCTCGAGAGAAATGCACGTGGCTGTCAACGTCTCGGTCACGACCACGCCGGCAGGACGAGGAAACGCCAGACGTTTCCGTAGTGGACAGTGGAGCCGTCAACTCCGACGACCATCGTGAGCCCCGAATCCGAGAGCAGATGGACATCGCTAGCTCGGCCGTCGAGCGTTGGGTCGTCGTAGACGGATTGCACGAGGCAGATTGCATCCGACGGGTCAGCGAGCGTGATGAGAACGTCGTACATCGCCTCGGCGTCGTTGGTCGAGACTCGAGCGCGAACAACGACGACCTCGCTTTCGCGCATGTCCTCGACGGTGCTGCCGAAGGATGCCGCGTCATCGAGGCTCACCTCGCCGCGGTACATATCTATGCAAGGAAGGCTGGGGCTCGTAATCGGCCGGTGCTCCACCTGGAAGTCCCAGTCGGAGCTCGCAACCGCAGTGCGGATCTGTAGCGCCATCTGCTCGTAGATTGCGACGAGGCTCACGCAATACCCCACTGCCCCTTGATGTGGGCGAGCTCGTTGGCGTACTTCTCCCACGAGTTCTTGGCGAGGTAGGTCGGCCCCATGTCCGACGCGATGACGCCGAGGGCGCGGTCGTCCAACAACCACAGTTCTGCCGCACGCCGCAGACACACATCCTCGAGCGTGGACTGGTCTTCGGGACTGAGCACCGCGGTAGCAGCGAGGTCTATCTCGCAGTCGATCTCGCCCGTAGCAACGTCGAGCTTGCGCTCCATCGCCGCCGTCTGGTCGGTGCTCGGGGACCTGATTGCCAGGATTCGAGCTAGTTCTGTCGCTTCTGCGTATGCCATGTGTTTAGGTGGAGCGGGGGCGTCTCATAACCGCCCCCGCTCCTACCGCCTACTAGCTGGCGGTCGTGATGAGCGCGAACGCCCCATCGTCGACGACTGCAGCCTCGAATGCACCCACGATGCCCACCTCGACACCGGCGATTGCCGGCTCCGAGACGAACATGCGGACGGGAGCGTTTGCCGTCTCAGCGACGAGCAGCCCGTCCATGTCACCGACGATGATCTCGCCGGCGTTGAGCCCACGCGAGACGATGACCCGCAGCGGACCAATGCCCGCCTGGTCAACGCTGATGAACTGCGTGAACGCGTCAGACGTGAGCCCCAGGAAGTACCCGAAGCGGTCCGGTGCCATGAGGATGGCATTGGCCGTTCGTCCTGAGTTCGCCCACACCTCAGCGTAACCCGCTCCCACAGCCGTCATGTGCTGCGCGAACGTCGCTGAGGTTGCGATGGGCGAAGCGATGTTGTTCAGGAACGCCGAAGCCGACACGACCGTACCCGCGTCCTGCTCGGTCTTGAGTGCGTAGTCCGCAGCCGCGTAGCGGAACCACAGGTCGAAGGCGCTCGGGTCGGACCACTCGATTGCCTGCCACGAGAGGTTCCCGCCGCCGAGGTACGTGCTGGCGGTCTTCGTGACCATCGAGATGTCCATGCCCGTGTTGCCTGCCTCGGTCTTCTGCGTGGCCTGGACCGCGACGACCGGCGTTGCATCGACCTGCGGATACGTCACCTGGCCCTTGTTGAGATTCGCCTTCTGCCCAGCGGCCTCCACGATCGGGCGACTCGTGTTGATGACCTGGAAGATCTGGGCGATGTGCTGCGGCGGGTTGAGGCCCGCCAGGTCGGACGTGAGCGTGGTTGCCGGCGTCCGCTCTAGGGCTTCGAGCCGCTGCGCGGCCCGCTGCACCTCTTCGCGCGAGACGTTGTTGTCGACCTGTGAGCGAACGTGCCTGTCCTTGTGGGTCAGGAGAACGTCACGGGCGTAGGTCGCCATCGTCCGATAGACGATGCCGTCCTCGTCTGCGTCTGCGACACCTGCCGCTGCCCGCTGCGCTCGCCTGATGGACTGCGAACGCTCGGCTGCAACACGATCTGCGTCGACCTGCTCGGACAGCGAGGCAATCTCGCCGTCGAAGTAGGCCAGGTCGTTCCGGTGCTTGCGTAGGACCTCTTCCTGCGTCGGGTCGGGCGTAGCCCCGTCCAGTTCGCGCAGGAGGTCCTCCATGAGCCCGTGAACGTGCTCGCGAGCGGCAAGCCGGTTCTCCAGCGTGCGCTCGATCTGAGTCTGGTTCATGGTTCCTCCGATTGATTGTCGGTGCTCTGCTGGCGGGTGCCGTCATCGGAGGTGCCGGACTCGGCCGGGGTGTCCACGGGGTGCGCCTGGTAGCGGTCGGGTAGTGCGATTCCCTGGCGCCGCAACCGCTCGACGACGCCCCGGTCCAGCTCGACAGGCAACAGCGCCTCGTCGATGATGCCCTCGGGTGCCTCACGAATCGCGAGGACCCGTGCGCCTGCGAAAGCCCCCTGACGACAGAACGCGAAGCCGCTCAGGTTGGCCTTCATGCGCTGCACCACACCCGCTGCCGAGCGAACCGACTTGACCGGCGTAGCCTCGAGTGACACGCACGGCAGCGCTCCGTCGTTCAGGAGCTCGAGCGTCGTGTCGCCCTGCGGGGTGCGGTGAATCTTGGTTGCGACGTGATAGCCATCCGACTCGCGCCGAAGCTCGATGCCATGGCCCACTACGTCGATGACGTGCTGAGAGTGCCCGTACTTGGCGTGAATGCGGTTGGCGGCATTGAGCTGATGGTCCACCACTCCCGGCATCCATTCCTCGTCGTACTCGGTCCAGTCGGGCGGGTCGGCCACTCGTGCCACCTCACCGAACGGGATTAGCCGCACATCGACCGTGCGCCCCTTCACCTCGAGGTCGGCGGCAACGAACTCCCTAACGAGAGACGCCCTCTCGGGCGTCTCGGTCTTGTCTGTCTCCGTGGCACTCATGCGCCACCTCCTATCGCCTGTAAGGCCGCTGGCTGCTGGACGGGCGATGCCTTTGCGACCTGTGAAAGTTGCGGGTCGTCGCTCGACTCCGCGGGTTCCTGCGTGATGTCGGCAGCGTCGATCCAGACCCAGTTGCCGGCGGGGAGTGCTTGCGCCGAGAACGCGTCGGCTATCCGCTTGGCTGTCGTCCGTAGCTCGGTCAGCCACCACATCTGCATGAGCGCCAGCGGGTTCTGGTAGGTGAGCCCGCCCTGTAGCGCCATGTTCAGGAGCACCGACGGGACGCCAAACGCCGAGGCGAGCGCCTTGGCGTTGAACTCCTGGGTGTCGAGCAGCGCGAGGTCGGCGGGGTTGAACGACAGCGGCTCGAAGTCGAGCTCGGGCGGGAGAACCGGGGGGCCAGTCCTCGAGGACAGCCGCGCCACCCACTGCGCCTGCAACGCCTCGGCCTGTTCGGCAGTCAGCTTGCGCGAGGACTTCAACACCGCCTGCGGAACGCCGCCCGTGTTCACCTGTTGCGACTGGTTCTGTGCCGCGAGCAGCCCGTAGGCGTTCTGCGCAAATGCCTTGAGCGCCGAGGTGCCATGTGCTGCCGTCGTCGGGTTGCGGTCTATCTGAATGACCCTGCGCGCATCAAGCGGCGTCTCGCCCAGGCGATACTCGCGGCGGCCGTCCTCCCCGAAGCGAATATTCAGGATCTCGGACGGCATCACCGTCCAGCGCCGCGGGTACATATCGTCGTAGAAATCGGTGACGTACTGGCAGGAGAAGCCCCACCCGTACATCTGCGAGACGATGGCGAAGAGCGCATCACCAATCCCGTTCGGAAACAGCGTCGGGTCAGGTGCCGACACCCACGCCGGCTCACGACCACCACCGGGAGCGTTCGTGTCGTAACGCAGGGGCATGGCCCCGATCTGCTGCGCGTTCAGTTGAATGCAGCGGTTGGACACCCAGGTACGGTCCGCAAGCTGCGCGGTTCCGAGGTAGGCGGTATCCGAAAACGAGAACAGGCCCTGCTCGGCGTAGAAGCTCGGCAGGATGGAGTTGAACAGGTCCATCCGCGTACCCTCAAGCGGCACGGGCTCCTCTCGTGTCTTGAGCCCGAGCGTGTCTCGCCAGAATCCCACTAGTAAATCGCCACCGTCCCAACGTCATTCTCGACAGCCGAGTAAAGAGCGAGAGTGGCGGCGACGAGCGGCGAGATGTCCACGAGCGAGTTGGTGCGGCTCCACGCCCAGCGGTCGACGAGCGGGCGAGGCTTGGCTCCTCTGATCGCGTCTGACATCTCATCCTGGCCCAAGTGCCGAAGCGTCTTCTCACCCACCATGTCGACGAACAGCCCACAAGCCTTGCCGTAGTCCGCCGAGTCGAGACGCCGAATCGTGATGCCCGCGTCGTCCAACTGCGAAGCAATCGCGGCAGCGGGTCCATAACCGTCGCAGACGACCTCGGCCACCTCGTGCTTGGCGTACAGGCTCGAGAGCCGGTCTGCTACCCACCCCGTGCCGGCCGCGTGGTTGATGATCTCCACACCCATGTGCCCACGATCTGTACGTCCTGAGACACAGATGGACGTTCGGCGGTCGGGGGAGATATCAAACGCGATGA